CTGCATCCGGACTAAAGTTCAGCACACAAGCCACACGTTTACCGATAAAGCAGTCTTTTCCTGCTCGTGTTAGGTTACGGTTAAAGAAGTTTTTCTTAAGTACAGCCTGCACAAAATCATTCAGTATTGTGCTATTTGTCTGTTCGGCCTGAGTATCACCCACAGCGTTCTGATTGACTGCTATATCCATAGCCTTAGAAAACATGAACCGGGCTTCCTTGTCAATCAGGCTTTTAGCCTTTTTGCACCTAACCTGTGAAGGTATGTAGTCGCTGTTTGAGCCCTCAGTAGGAAAAGTAGCGCCGTGCGCATATACCAAGTAGTAGGCCTTTATCTCATTAAGCTCATTAAAGAACGCTGATTTAGCCGAACTTGTAATATCCCCGTCAAGCACCCCATAAGGTATGTCAATCTGCGCCTCTACAGCGTCCACAAAATCCTGCGTAATTATTACATCTTTTACTTCCACTCTATCACCTCCTTACTTTCCATAGTATCCTATCCTTGTCCATGCACCTGCGTCATTCATAATCGTTGTGGTAGGCTCATTCGTATGCAGTACTTTGAACGCTGCAATTTCTTCTGGTGTGAGTGGAGTTTCAATATGATTTGCAAGTGGATATATTACTGTGACAGGATTTTTTGTTAGCCATTCATTCGCTTCATCGATTCCAGAAAAAATTTTATATAACCTGATAACACTTCCAAAAGCAAATATTGTACCTTCGTCTTTTTCTGGAGGACTTTTATATACAAACCTATCAGAAATACACTTAACTCTCTGCCCGGTGGATAAAACTTCTGAAGAATATATATTCATACATTTTTCTTTATCACTATAGTCACTAGCATTTGTGAAAACTTCTTTTTTTACCCTCTGCACCCTTACGCATTTACCATCTTTCCTGTACTCAATAGTATCTGCTATCCATTTCTGACCTGTACTATCTATGTAGGTATAATCATCACCGGATACTGGGATTCCAGATAGACCATTTGGAGTTGTGAGGATAATAGTCTGAGGCTGTTTGTAGGGTTCAAAAGGAAGAGCAGAAGAGCCTACATTGAGTATAGGGTAAATAACTCTATCAACCTGTTTTCCTGTAAGAAATTGGATATAGGGCGATATAGATGTCATTCTTTTCTTGTCCACAATAACTTTTTTCAAATAATCATTCGGTGTCCCATCTGAATACCTTATCAGCAAGGATCCGTTAGAATTGCTTTCGTAATAGTATGTTTCCCCATCATTCAATTTATCTATGATATTTTTATAATACACAGTAGATGTAGAATCCGCTGTTCCTTTTACGGTAACGCTTCCATCACTATTCATAGTGTACTGTACCCCATCTATAGGGTTAGAAATATCTGTTTTTAAATCCTCTTTTGATAACAAATTCCCACCCAACACATCTATCTTAATCTGTCCGCTCTGACCGGAGGATACTGGCTCCTGTTTATATTCTGGACTGGGGGAAGGGTTTCCTCCTGTATATGGCTCCCAAGGGAGCACGGTGTCTCCGGCGTTGAGCATAACATAAAAGTCAAAGGATAGTGCTACTTGGTTCGGAAAAGCCACAAACATACTCAGTGCCTCTTCTGTCCCGTCTAATGATATGACAATGTTTCTTTTGTTTTTATTTATACTTCCAAGGATAGTCCATTGCTCATTTTGTTTGTTTACATTTGCTACTTTAGCAATACTAAGAGTAACAGAATCAGGAATAGCACCTGTAAAAGATAATGTATAATCTCCCGATGGCAAGGTGAAATATTCAGTCGGCTCTAATAACCTAATATTCCGAAAATTGTCAGCTGTACATGTTCCTTCCAGGTGCCACCCACCATCATCTTTTTGCGTCAGCGTCATCCCGGCTTGTGATTCTTGTGATTTTTTCGATACGAACAGCTGCGCCCCTGTTGTAGTCTGCTGTATGGATTTACCATACACAATAAAAGATAAAAGCTCTTTATTGTCTGCTGCATCTGTGATAAGCAAAGGGGGTTCACCTTGAGCCTCACGCTCTACAAAGGGTATCTTTATACCCAGACTGCCGTAGAATTTTTCATGCAACAGATAAGTCATGTCGAGCCGTCCGTATATAGGCTCAGTGTTCATTGTGTCACCCCCTTAATAGTCAATGCTGGCAACTTCTACCACGCCCACCTCTTTTGCTACGATTCTTACTTTGTTTGTAGCAGCGGCGGAAGAGGATACCCTGTCATCCACATTATTGAACAGCCTTTCCCATGAGTTTGGGCCAATCAGACTGTAGTTAGGGTTATCACCTAAGTACACCTGAATTTCTTTACCTGTGAAGTTTTTCACAAGGAAGCTGCTCCGCTTTAAGTTCATGGTTACTACTACTTCTTCATTGGCTTTTGTGTTTACCTGCTTAACGTCTTTCATACTGCACCCCCTAACCAATCAGTGACTTGAGGGTATTGTAGCCAGCAATACCATCTACAGCGAGGCCGTGTTCCTTCTGGTACCTCATGATGGTATTAGTAAGCCCGTCTGCACAGATACCGGGGCACTCAACCCCCCTAGGATTGTACCCTTTCAGCATGAGCAGAATCTCCGTGGCTGTAACCATCATTCCTTTGCTGCCCTGTTTTACTGCCTTACCTCTAAGCAGTGAATCCCATGTTGAGCTCCATACCCCTGATAGTGCCATGTCTACATGATAATCCCAGATAAGACCAGACTGTAAAGCCATGACAGCAGCCTTGCGTGTCTTAAGCCCATCATAACCATCTACAGGAATGCCAGCCCCTACAAAGTTGTTGACGTGTATCTGTCCATCCTTAATGATAGGGTTTGGTCTGGGTGCAGGCTTCATAGGGCCTGGATTTACACCTGTCCACGTTCTACGGAATGTCTCAGGGTTTCCATACTGTTTCTTAAGGATATTAGTACCGCTCCCCCAGTCCGGCAAATATACGTGTGGCTTGTCTACGATGCTTTTCCAATCGCCACCCCATGCAAGCCCCAGCTGCTTGGCGATCGCCCCAACCCGGTTGAAATAATCTCCTGACTCGTTGTACGCGCCTTTTCCGTCCGCCCGGTAGAAATCCGCTGCAATCCCCCACTGATGCTGTGAGCTGTAACTGCTTCCTTTGGCATTCGTCACGATGTTTCCAGGCTTCGTGCGTCCCTGCGCATATAAAGCATCCTGCTCTGCCACAGTACGGTAACACTCACCAATCTTAATTGCAATACCACGCTTCGCACATTCAGCTATCAGTTTTGTGGCAGCTGCCTGTAATCTAGGGTGGCACTGTGTGATATCTCTTCCCATACTTATACCTCCTTACAAGCCTGTTTTCTCTGCTCGTCCTCAATTCTCAGACGTTTATTATTTTCTACCTTATGCAGTGCCCCCTGTGTCACAGGGTTATCATGCCACCATGCTATCAGTGATGCACATACAGTCAGCAGCAGCGTGCAGCCGGTATACACATCTTCCTCAGAAAATGGTAATGGATTCCAGCCTAACATTGTAAACACCTGATTTGTTAAGGCAAATACCAGAACCACAGTTCTGGCAATTACTGAGTGAGATATCTTAAGTCTCTCCATCTTTTACTCTCCTTCCTACAGCCATATCATTCTTTTCTTCAATCAATGTAAGCCGTATTTCGTGATCTTTAATAGCACTGTCTTGTTCGTTGTTATGCTCCCACAACTTTTTGTGTGACTCTGAGTTATGTGCATAACGCTTTTCAGAGTCCTGCTGAACGGTAGCAAGAGCTTCATTTGTGCTACGTATAGTGTAGTTTAGAGCGCTGAGCGTTGTTATCAGCTTACCCATAAAACCTAGCAGTGTGCAAAAAGCCACCAGCAACCCTACAATTTCCTGTAGTGACAATACCATACCCCCTTTCTAACCCCCTCGTTTGCTGTTACGTTTACGTTGCTTAATGTCTGCTACAGTATAACCGTCAAGGCCATACCACATAGCAGAAAATGTGTGAGGGTCTATATTAAATTCATCAAAGATATATTGACCGTTTGTATCCTTCTTATAAGTCAAGGTCTTAAGCTCTCTTATGGTATTTGGACAGTCACTGCTTATGATTATCCGTTTAAATCTCTTACACTTCTTAGTGTTAGCCAGCCTTGAACCGGGGAATTTCTTACAGCCCCTTATCTTGAATCCTTCCTGAAAGTAGTACTGTATGGCCTTGGGGTCTTCACAGTCTGCAATAATCATTTCTTCCTTGATGTGACTATCCCACTTAACCAATGCTTTAGCTGTCCTGTCGTCAGTCATCTTGTTCTTATAGAACTCGGCATAGACATACAGCCATTTATTTTTATCATCCACAGCCATCTTAACCACAGCGTTATACGATGTCTCAAAACCGAAGTCGAAACCAATTGTTTTAAACCGTGGAGATATAGTGTTCACAGCCTTCATAACCTCTGCACTGTCTACAACTTCCAGCTGAGGCAGTACCAATAAGCCATTGACACCAAAACGGCCCTGTCTGGCGATACGCCATAAGTCCTTATCGTACTCCTTCATATCGTCGAGCTGTTCAATGTATGACTGTGGTAGGAAGTAGTTGTCATCAGCTGTACTGTGGTGGTAATATACCCCATCTTTTACGATGGTCTTACGCTTGTACAGCTTTTCATCATCAAGTTTGATGTGCTCTTCTCCTTCTTCATCTACATATTTAAAGAAGTGAGTGAATACCCAGTTTTCTGTACCTACTGGGTTTGTACTCAGGATAAAATGTAGACTCAGGTATGGGTGTCTGAGTCGTCCCAGTAACTCCTTATAACCGGCGTACTTAATTTCGCTACACTCTTCTAACCAGACGATTGTAACACCGTTCATGGACTTGAGTTTCTCCGGCTTGTCCATACCCTTAAATATTACCTCAGAACCGTTAGGAAATGTTAGCTTAAAGGGGCTTTCCTTAGCCACTACCTTATGCTTACCTTCTGACCTACTGAATGCCAGCAGACCCAGCTCTTCAAGTATTTCCTTGAATAGTGAGAAAGTACTATCCCTATGTGTGTCATACACTTCTCGGACTACCAACGCCTTACGTTTCTCACTCAGTAACTTCAGTATAATTTTCAAGGCTACGTGGTATGATTTACTGCTACCATAACCACCAACCAACAGATAAGTTTTATAGTCCCAGTCAAATATAAAGTTATCAAACCTAGGATTTACCTGCTTTTCTATGTTCATATACCCTTATCGCCTATGGTGATACCTATAAACCTTATATCTCTTTATTAGCACGTGTTATAGTGATAGTTACCGGCTCAGAATCATCGCCTATAAGAGCTTTTTTCTTGAGCTTATACTCTTTGCGTCTTATATCTGTAGCAGCTCTGATATGTTCTATCTCAGCTAACTCTTTCTGAGTTACCCACCACTTAAAGCCACAGCCCAGTACAAACCGTGCACCGTTGAAGCTGTCTTTGTTATATAGTCCAGCCTCGGCATATTCTTCAATACGCTGCTTAGCTTGTCTCATTACCTTGCTGTATTCCAGCTGTTCATATTCTGAAAAACCGATAGAGTCCATCATACCGGACTCATATTTCAGCAGTGTTTTGGTTTCCAGACCGAGGAATAACGCCAGACCACTGACAGTATATGGTTTTACTTGTCCGGTTACCGGGTAACCATTACTATCCTCGTATGGTTTACCAGTCTTGGGGTTATAGATAACTCCTTCACAGCTTGCAAAGTACTCATCACATAGTGCTTTAAGGTGTTCAGGGCTTTTGAATCTTCGTTTATAGGCTCTATCCGGGTTACCACCGACAGGACGGTATATCCCACGCATATCAATCAATACGGTACGATCTCCAACCCATTTATACCGTTTATGGGTATGCTCAGGAACTTCTATTAGGAATACTTCTTTGTAGTTATGTACTTTGCTTTTCCTTGCTACCCTTTTGCGTTTAGGCAATCTTTTTCCCTCCTTTCCTCAGTGTTTCTCGTCTATGCTACAATTTTGCCGCACCGGGAAGAGAAAGTCAACCTTTACTTTTATAAGTCTCAAAATCACTCGTTCTGGGGCGTTTTTCGCTATCAGATTTCTTTTCTTTCATCGAGGGGTAGTCCAACCCAGACCACAAAACAAAAATCAGAAGGAACCCGTTCCTGTGCTTGCACCGCCCCAGGGAGGATTGCCTAGACCCGGCGTTAGCCGTGAAAAAACCGGTCGATGATGCGAAGCATCAGACCAATGAAACCGCAGGAAAATCAGGAAAAAATTTCCTATTTCATAAGACAATGCTCCATAGACGATTTTTCATAGACGATTTTTGCAGCAGTTCTTTTTGTTTTCGAAATTTTTTCGCCACTTTTTTTGGCGAAAATTTTTTCTTTCCGTTCTGAGTTGAAAAAATGTCGGAAAATCGTCTATGAAAAAATCACGATTATAATGTTTTCCATAGACGATTTTTGAAGAAGGACTTGTTCAGGTCTATATGTTTTTCGCCGATTTCTTGCCGATTTCTGCTAAAAAACCGCCGATTTTTGAAACACACGATCGGGACTTTTGTGAGTGCATCCTTCATTCGTCCACAACGCAATTTGAAAAATGCTCAAAAATCGTCTATGAAATTTCCATTATTCCTTAATGTTTTCCATAGACGATTTCTGGCGATTTTTGAAGGACTTTTCATATAATTTTCCGATTTTTGCGCCGATTTTTGAAAAATTTTTCATATAATTCCGCCGATTTCTGCCGATTTTTGAAGCACCCAGAAAAGTCCACCGTTTTCCGAAAATCACGCAAAAATCGGCGGAAAAAACTGATTTTTCGTCCGAAAATCGCTTATGAAAAATTGTTACTTTTCTGAGTAAAAAATGATTGACTTTTTTCAATATTCGTGCTATAATTTCTTTACAATCAGTTATGAATTATATGGAGGTACAGACATGAGATACAGCATTTACGAAAAGAACATGACAAGACTTGAGAAGAAGCTCACTAGAATACAGAATAAGTGTAATAAATACGGCTGTTCTTTTCACTACTCAGTAGTGGGGGAGGAGTTTAAACAGGACATGGATGGCAATACATACCGTTACCTCGTTGTTGAAGCAGAGGGAACAGCCGTTCAGTCAGATTGGGAGTTTATAGCAACACTGGACTTCCTTCCAGCTGGAACAGTAATTCGCAAGTTCAAACATGACATCACTATACCAGATCGTTACTACCATACAGAACCAATCTGTGAGCACTGTGGTACAAGACGTAGACGTAAAAATGTATACCTTGTACACAATACCCTCACAGACGAGTTCAAGCAGGTAGGTGCCAGCTGCCTTTGTGATTTTACCCATGGGCTGTCAGCTGAGGCTGTAGCTTCTTATATCTCCTTATACGATGAGTTTATCAAGGGCGAAACCCCTTACGAGGGCTTTTCTTATACCAGCTATTACAACACAGAAGAGTATCTTGCATATGTTTATGAATGCGTAAAGCGTTTTGGGTACTCCAAGACAGAAGCAGGTGCTGACAGCACAAAGCAGACCGCATTCAACTACCTGCAAGCAGCTCACGGAAACTACTTCCCCCACAAAGAACAGGAAAGACTCCTGTATGAAATGGATATATACGATATTGACATCACCCGTAAGGAAGTAACAGACACAGTCAAGGCTGCACTGATCTGGATATCCAGTCAACAGGTTACTACAGACTATATTCACAATCTTAAGACTATCTGCTCAGAGCAGTATACCACCAGCAAAAATCTCGGATTCATGGCCAGCCTGATTCCTTCTTATTTAAAAGAAGTCGAAAGAGAGCAGGAGCTCCAGCGTAAGAAAGCTTCTGAGCTCAATTCCACTCATGTAGGCTGTGTAGGTGATAGAATCAAATTTCAGTGTACATCTGTATCTACTTTAACAGCATGGGACACCATATACGGAACCACCTTCCTGTACAAGCTGCTGGACGATGCAGGCAACACTTATACATGGAAGACATCTAAATACATTCCTGATACCTACACTGGCCTCATCACTGCCACAGTCAAGTCCCATAACGAGTCCCGTGGAGTAAAGCAGACCGAGTTAACCAGAGCGAAGTTGTCCTAGTGGCAGCTTCCTCTAGTTTTACTAGGGACGCATAATTTTTAAAAACTTTGTCGAAAAGTGTTGACTTTTTCTCAAAAGTGTGCAATAATAGTGATACAATCAGTTAAGGCATTTATCAAGGAGGTATGTACATGACAGTAAAATACGAGGAGTACATTCAGGACAAGCAGGCGTTCTTTAATAAGCACGACAATGAGTTTACAATTCAGACATCCAGCATGGACGAGTACAGCAGGTATCATAAAGAATACATTTTTGATGACGGGGCCATCTGGTACGAGTCCTACAGCCCTGAGTGGTTCACACAGACCGTTGAAGTAGATGTAAAGGGTGTCGCAATTAAGACTGATGTAGAGGTCAAGCTGTTCAGGACAGAGTTCTGGAACACAGATAATAGCAGTAGCAAATACTACTATGAAAAATATTAATAGGAGGTATACACATGAAGGTAAGTAACTTCAATTCAATACTCAGACAGATAAACGATAATGGAGAGGTAGTGATTGACGAGCTCGGATATAGAGCCTACCTGCTTCTGGACATGACACAAAGGCAGCTCAATCAAATTGCAGCTATAATGATTGCTAAAGGGTACAAACATACAGACAACAAAGTTTACTTTAAAAGTGGTATCGAGATTACCATAAAATAACACCCCCTAGTGGGGGTGCTGTAATGCAGGCAGCCAGTATAAATGATGACGCAGTGGCTAGACGGTTCCAACCCCGTAAATGCAGAGGACAGCGCACATTTTAAAATAGGAAGGGAGTTTTCATTATGAAGAAACACATCACAACAGCTGCATTAGTAGCAATAGCACTGGCAGTAACAGCCTGCACACAGGCCAATGAGCCAACACAGACAGACACAGGTTACACAGCTGGACAGTACGAGGTTGGCACAGACGTTCCAGCAGGGGAATATGTATTCTATGCAGTACTAGACGAGCTGGGAGTTATCACCGTAAAGGACGGCATTTCAGCTGACGCCGAGGAGCTTAACTTCTCTACATTCCATAATAATAACTTCTTCACCCTTAAAGAGGGGACATACCTTAACGTAGACGATGCTAAGTTCTACCCAGTGACACCGGACACAAAGGTGCCTGTAGCTGATGGTGAGGCTGAATACCGTGTAGGCATTGACATACCGGCAGGAGAGCATACCTTCGTAAGCACAGCAGATGAAGATTCTATAATGGGTGCATCAGTCACCGTAAGAAGTGACAGCACACATGACATGGGTACCATCATTACTTCAGACTTCTTTACAGGTGAATACCGTATCCTTCTGGAAGATGGACAGTATGTAGAGCTGTCACAGTGTACATTATTAGAGGAGGGTAAATAATATGTTAAAGTTAGTTCAAGTAGACCACATTGATGAGATTAAGCGCAGCAAAAGAAGAGATGGTGAGAACATGGAGTTAATTCTTCAATTCTTGGATTCAGGTTATGGTGTAGCTGAGATAACCGGGTGGGAGCCAGAGTACCACAACACAAACAGTTTATCAGCTGTCCTTATATTTAATATAGACGTACTCAGGCTTAAGGACAAAGTTAGGGTAAAGATAGTGAAGCAGAGGGTATTCCTGTACCGTAAAGACCTTATTAGTATTGCTGACTAAGTCGAAACGGCCTCCGGGCCGTCATAGTAAGATAACAACTTGCTACCTGATGATGACAAGCTGTCAGTTTCCCATAGTTTTTCCACACTAGGGTGCTAATTCTAAAATTTTCGATAGTTTCTTTAAAAAGTGCTTGACTTTTTCGATAAGATGTGATATAATTCATAATATCAACAGGAGATAATTAATAAGGAGGATTCAGATATGATTAAGGCTATCAATAGAAAAACAGGTGCAGAGGTTATTGTTACAAGAGCAGAGGACGGCAAGTATAATGTAGAGGGAAAGGCTTATGCAGCTTCTACTTTCAAGAAATACTTCAAGGTAACAGGAGAAGTTTCTTCTCAGGAAGACTCACAGGAGATTGAAGTTTTTCTGTACACCTTCACAGGCATGAAGATTCAGGGTACATTCAAAGCAGTTCTGGGTAATAGCGGTGTATTCCACGTTGACACTAAGAAGAAAGGCGAGTTGCTTTTCAGCAAGGATGACATGAAGCAGATTAACTGTAAGAATAGTAAGTTTGCTAACAGTATAAAGAGGGTATAAATTTTTTCAGGGTTTTTGTCGAAAATGGTTGACTTTTCATGAAAAATGTGTAATAATTAGACTGTGGCTGGGAAAGTCAACCGGGTAAGAAAGGAGAACACTTATGAATAAGCAGGAAAAGATGATTGAGGTAGTTAAGAAACTCATGGCCTTATCACAGAATAACCCATCACAGGAGGAGGCTCTCTCAGCAGCACTTAAGGCTCAGGAGCTTATGGCAAAGTACAATATCAGTGAGACTCAGCTCGGAGAAAAGCTTGACAGTACTACAATCAACAGTTCCAGCTTCAACTTTAAGGGTAATATCAATGACTGTGACAATCATAAGTGGAAATACAATCTTGCACACATCGTAGCCAATAACTTCAGATGTGAAGTGTATGTGACTGGTTCTCATATTATTAACTTCTTCGGATATGAACAGGATGCTAAGGTAGCAGTTGAGGTCTTCGGAACACTTTACAAAATCGGTGACAGACTAGGGCGCCGGGAGAGGGAAAGAGCTAAGAAGCTGTACAAAACTGTAAATGGTGTATACAACAGTTTTATTCTTGGTTTCCTTAAAGGGCTTGAAGAGGCTCTGGAAAAACAGTGTACAGCCCTTATGATTGTAACACCCAAAGAAGTTAAAGAGCAGTTCACTGATATGACAGCCAGATGGGTTAAGAGGGCAGCTAGGATTCAGGTATCTAGCTACAGTGCAAGTGCATACAATAATGGAGTAGTTGAAGGACGTAATGCAGTTGAGCAGAGACAGCTTACAGCATAGAAAGGAGATAAATATGAAAAAGAGAGAACTCATCAGAATAAATTTTGAGGAGGTTTTATCCCTCAAGCACAATATAGGAGGCTTTGTGGCAAGAATCACAGAGCCTAAAGGGCTAAAGATAACTGAAAACGGGCGTGTAAGGTATGAGCTTAAGACAGACATATCAAGGCCGAGGGATGAGCATGGATACGTTGAGGTTATACCGGGAATATATGAAGTGTGTGACGTATGTAAGTGGAGTTCTCAGGATTTACAATGGAATTTCTATCTTGTAGTAGTAAGCAGTGATGGAAAGGCATCTCCTGTGGCTGAGTATCTTGACAGTCCTAACACTATGTGGGTTAAAGGGGCTATCAAGATAGTAAAGGCATACTTCAACGGGGAAGAGCTTGAGAAGATTGAGCCCACTCCACAGCCTAAGCCGAAGAAAGTGGAGAACAAATTCGCTAAGGGGTTTATGAATAAGCCTGTAAAGGGAAAACCCAGAAAATCAGAACAGTCTGAGTCAGCAGAGCCCACAGAGAGCACACAGGATAAGCCACAGGTTAGCAAAAAGAAGACAGTCAAGGAAAACCATACCGAACCAAAAAAGACCAGCAAAAAGCCATCAGGACGATCTCAGGAGAAAACGCCACTTGAATACGGGTATGCAAGACTGATGACGTTTACAGGCATGGTGGTAGGTGTATATAAAATCACCAGACACAGCAGTAAGCTCATCGAGGTGCAGACCAATAAGGGGCCGGTAAAGTTCAGTAAAGTGGATGGTCGTCAGATTGATGCTGAAAAGCCCAGATACGCTAACAAGATTGAGTGGAACTTGAGTAAATAGGGGGTATAACATGATTCTGGTAGTATTTTTAACTTTTATGTACGCACTTTGCAGTATGTGTAATCTGTGGCTCCGGGCTTTTAAGTCCATGGCTAGAAAAGAGGACTACTCAAGAGTAGTGTATTCTACACTGACTTTTGCAGCTTCAATAGTATTTTCGTATCTAGGAGGAATGTAATTATGGGAAAACACAAAAGCCTTAGCAGGCAGGTACGTCGTCAGCAGGAGAGAAACATTAGGGTCGCAAAAAACCTTGAACAGAGGCTGTCACCACAGCTGGAACAGACACTAAAAGCTCGTGAGCAGGCAGCACATGAAGTCGAGGTGGAGATCTACTTCACTATTTTCGGTTTGGCTCTGGAGGAGCTCCACGGGTTTAAGCAGAAGAGAATTTTAAACGTCTGGCGAAAAGCTGATGAGTACGTGGGCCTTATCCAGAATGACGAGGAAACCTTTGACTCACTTAAGGAGATGCTCAGAAACCGGGCTGACGTTGAGTGTAGTTTTGATTAGGTGGTGCTATGAAAAGAGGAGAGTTTTATGTACGGCTGCACCATGAAGCAGTCAAGGCCGAAGGGTACTACACCCAGTATGAAGACCTTGCCATCACAAAGTACGAAAACCTGTACACAGTGACGCATATACCGTCAGGTCTGGCGTGCAGCTCAGGGTTCAGAACATTATCTGAGTGTACAGAGTACCTGAATACGTCTGTAGGGAATATCTTTACGGTCGTAAAGGTTCAGAAGCTCGCTGTATTAAGAGCTGAGTCAGAGCTTAAAAAGTTGATAGAAAAAAGCAAATAAGGGGTAGTATGAGAAGGAATGTATAGGGTACATGGAAAGCAAAATTATCCCTGATAGGTGTAAGGAAAACATGATGAACAAGTCTACGGAGGTAAGATAACATGACTAAGAATAAAGACTTCACTTTTGAGATTGTGGAAAAGTTGGGCGTTTTAAGCGTGCGTGACGAAAATGGTTGGGCTGTAGAGGTAAACCGGGTAGCATGGAACGGTAACGAGCCTAAGTATGATATCCGTGCATGGAGCCCAGACCACACAAAAATGGGAAAGGGCGTGACAATGACTCCAAGCGAGTTCGAGAAGCTTAAGGAGCTGATGAAAGATAGGTAGTGTGATAAGAATTTTTCTGGTTGACTTTTGTCGAAAAACGTGATATAATAATGACGGAGGTGATTAGTTGAGCTTAGATTTAAAGGTCAGAAGGCTCCTATTTAAAATGGGAGTTCCAGTCCATCTTAAAGGGTTTGAGTACCTTGTGGAATGTACAAAAGAAGCTGTAGAAAAGGGCGCAGATATTTCTTTTTGTAGGGAGTACAAAAAAATAGGCAGTACTCACAACGCACATTGGAAAGCTGTAGAGAGGGCTGCACGATATGCGATAGCTAAGTCCACGGAGAGGTGCCCGGATGAGCTTGTGCTCAGTGTACTTATGGGAAATAAAAAACCCAGTATCAGTTGCTACGTATCATCTGTAGCTGAGTACTGTAAAATAGGAGGAGAACATGACAAAGAGAGTTAACATTACTGAGCAGGAAGAGGTATTAAGAGATATTCTTATAGGTACTCGGTTACAGGGTAAAGCATGTGACAGACTTATCAATATGGGTTACTTAACCTGCCCAGCCAGCGCAAAGTATCACGGGGCTGTAGAGGGTGGTCTTATGAGTCACAGTATCGCTGTCACTGAGCTACTTTGCAAGTGTACTTTGCGGTTAGGGCTTAAGTGGAAGAGGGTGGATTCCCCGATTATTGTAGGCATGCTGCACGATTTATGTAAGTTGGGTACATATACACAGGTAGCTGACTCTTGGGACTGTGACGAGGCCACTGTAAATTACCACTACGAATACACAAAAAACCTTGTATGGAAAGGACACGGGGAGCTGTCAGTTATTAGGGCTTTACAGCTTGTGCCGGACTTAACAGAAGAAGAGATGCTTTGCATTCGGTATCACATGGGTGCATACCAGACAGATGAGTGGAATGAATTTGATGCAGCTATTCACAAGTATCCTAACGTACTTTATACTCACATGGCAGACATGGGAGCCAGCAAGATTATGGGGAGGTAGAAAGTATGACAGATAAAGTAAGACAGATTATAAACGAGTTTTTTGAAAAAGCTCAGGAGTATGCTAATGAATATTCAGGATGCACAAAAGTAAAAGTAGGCTGTGCTCTTTTGTCTAAAAGTGGGTACATTGTCTACGGAGCTAACCGTGGGATAGGCTATGACTGCATTAAAGACGGGTGCAGACGTGTGAAGCTGTATGGTGATGACTCAAAGCAGCACAGGCTCCCATCTGATTGCAACAGCATTCATAGCGAGGTGGATGCCATTTCCAGAGCAGCTTCAGTGGGTATAGATACCGCTGGCGCAATTATGGTTGTAACCCGGTATCCTTGTGAAGCCTGTGCTAGAGCTATTACAGCTGCTGGTATTAAGGAAGTGTTCTATGGCCGTGACGAGGAAATTTCGCCTTACACAGCTGCAATACTTGAGGCCGGTGGAGTAGCAGTTCATCACGTTGATTGGAAAGCACCAGATAAGAATAATTAAGGAGGTAGCGCATGAGTAATAATGAGGTACTGGCTAAGGCCAGAGAAGTATACGGTAGTAAGAATCAGATCATGGTCTGCATTGAGGAACTTAATGAGCTAGCCTGTGTTTTGGCGAAATACCCTAGATATGATAGCGAGGCTGACGCAAGAGCTGAGTTACATGACAAAGTCATAGACGAGGTAGCAGATGTAGAGGTTATTCTGGAGCATGTGAAAGCCATAATGGAACTTAACCAGTCAGAGATTGAGGCCAGAAAAGAGGTCAAAATTAACAGGCTGAACAGATGGCTGAAGACCGGCAAAAAAACTCAGCAGATCACCACAGAAGACAGAGAAATTGAGGACAAGCCTGTGAGCAGTTTGTGTAGGAGTTGTGATAGCGAGGCTCTTCTTCCATGTGTGTAGCGTATCGTACGGAAGAAGTGACAACAGGTAATTTATCATTTTCATAGTTAAAACGAGTAAGGGGTTAAGATATGACTCTTAAAGAATTTGATGAGCTCATAGGCAATGGAAGTTATGTAAAGTGCTTAGGTAAAAAGCGTATTGATGCAAGAATAGTTGGGCTTAAAGAGGCACAGGAGCATATTTTCTCAGGTGGACAAATTGGGTGGTGGGTAACACCGGGGCACATCATAGTAGACATAGATGAGGGCAAGGAAGAGGCTTTAAAGGTGGTTAAAGAACTTAGGATTAGAACGCTTATGGCGAAAACCCCTAAAGGGCTTCACGTATACTTTAAGACAGAAAAAGAGTACACCCAAAATGTAGGTATGATTCTTCCTTGCGGTCTTAAATGTGACTATAGGTGTGCTGGAAAAGGGTATGTTATTCTACCCTTTGGCAGCGAAGGAAGAACATTCAATAAGCGTACAAACATTATTGATATGCCTGAGTGTATGACTCCTTTGCATAGACGTGATTCTTTATATGGGCTTAAAGAAGGTGATGGGCGTAACGCTTCACTGTTCAGTCATCTGATGGCCTACAAAAATCGTGGTGCCACAGACAAACAAGTTGACAAGATGGCACACATTATAAATGATATTGTTTTTGGTGAACCTGTGGAAGAGCGTGAACTGCTTAGAATCATAGACAATACTAAGAACTATGAGGCTAAGAATCCAGAAGGCAATCCATATATCATATACAGCTCTAAAGGGGCACCAGTTCAGGTTAACAGAAGAGCTTTGTGTGATTATTTTGTCAATCGTGGAGACATATTTGCTATGGGTGGTGAGTGCTACCTGTACCAGAACGGTGTCTACCGGGAGGCAAGCTCTACAGTAAGAGGTATAATGAGAGAGCTGATAGCTTATGATAAATTTATCACTCAGCCAACAATTATGGAGTGCTTCAGACTACTGATAGACGATGTAGCAATACAAAAGTCACCAGACCAGCTGAACAAAGACAAAAACCTTATCAACTTTAGAAACGGTGTGTGGGATATAGAAGCACAAAAGCTCCTCCCACATGACAAAAAGTACCTGCAAACCATACAGATTCCACACGAGGTGGGGTTATATGTAAAGTTTACTGATAGCAGGTTGTACGGTTTTTTAAAAAAGACTAAGCTGAAAAATGAGGATATAAAGATGGTTCTTAGGTACATGGCCTACTGTATGACTTTATCAAATAGCCTGAAAACTTTCATGGTACTGCTTGGTAAGTCTAATACAGGAAAGTCAGTCCTTATACGGTTCATTGAAAGTATTGTAGGCAAGGAGAATACATCGGCATTAAGTATGCACGAACTGAACATGAAGTTTTACCCGGCACAGCTCCACGGAAGGTTGCTGAATGCTTGCGGTGATAATGGCTCAATGCCTTTAAGCGGTATTGAAAATATTAAAAAGATTACAGGTGGGGACTCGATAATGCATGAAAAAAAGGGTAAGGAGCCGTTCTTCTTTAAGCCATTTTGCAAGCTACTGTTCTCTTTTAATCAGATGCCTTTGCAGCTTGAAGAAAAATCCAATGCCTTTTATAAAAGAATGCGTATTTTGAACATGGAAAATGAGCTGTTCCTCAATGATGCTTATGTAAACGACTTATGTACAAACGGTGTTGAGGAAATTATTCCATACCTTCTTCACCTACTACCAGTAATGGAAATACCACAGACAGAGCGAAGTAATAAGCTTGTGGAAGACCTCAGACAGGATAGTGACAGCATTCACGCGTTTATTGCTAAAAAGTGCGTGGTAGGGCCTGACTTAGCAATATCAAAGGATGAGATATACCAAGATTATATTGACTTCTGCAACGATTTAGGAAGAGAATACCATAAAAAACAGGGGTTCATACGTAACATGAGGAGTCAAGGTTTTGAAGAAGTCCGGCTAGGTGCAAAAAGGGAAGCTGGGTGGAAAGGTATTACTCTTAAGAAGAAAGAGAGGTAAATCATGATAAACGCAAAAGCTGAGAATATACTTATGATAGCTGAAAGGTACCATCCAAGGTGCCGGAGATATGATATTTACACAGGGTATAGAAACCAGCTGATAGAAGTGTGCAGAGATAACAAGGAACTTGAGGACTACACTAAGAAGCTGGCTAAGGTAATTGGAATATGATAACAGAGGTAGAAAAGGCTTTTATCGTGCTTCACAAGATGGTAGAAAAGAAACTGGAGGAAAAACAAAAGTCCGGCATGGTGGTAAACAAAGGCTGTGAGGATGAGGTAAAGCTCAGCTATAAGGAGCTGCTGTCCATACTGGACAGCCTCCAGTACCATGTTGTAGTAAGAGAGCAGATAAAAAACCGTGGAATATGTAAAAACTGTGATTATTTTAACCGTGATGGGTACACAGAAAACCATGGAAGGTGTAGGCTTAAGAGTTCCAAAAGATACCCAGTTACAAACTATGGTCGGTGCATGGGTATATATGATAACTGTGCCCACAATACGAGCATGGAGGAGTCTTGATGTATGTAACGATTGATATAGAGACCACTGGACTAAACCGATTCAAGGATAGAATAACTTTCATCGGTATAGGGGTAGCAAGAGACCCGGACAGCAAAATTTATAAAGGGTATATCCTTGACATGAGTAAGCCAGAGAATGAGTACACATTTAAAAGTTTGGTGGATGAGTTTAAAAGAAATAAAGCTAAGACTGTATTTCAAAATGGTAAGTTTGACACACTATTTATTGAAACAGCCTATGACATAAAAATACCAATAACACATGATGTAATGCTAATGGGTACAGCGTATGATTTAGCTGCTGAACATGGTCTTAAGGCCATGGCTAAAAGATACTTAGGGGTAGAGGATTGGGATATAAAGAAGGCTGACAAGCTGAATAAGAATGCAGACAGCCGTAACACCCTAATACCATATCTTAAGAAAGACGTCAGGTACACATGGGAGTTATTCCGATTTTTCTGGAAAAAGCTGACAGAGGAGCAGATGGCGATATATCTTAAGCTTCTTAAACCTGCCTACCTTATGTATCGTGATGTGGAAAGAAACGGCATATACTTTGACAGGGAAGAGTTTAAGGTTGTAAAGAAGAAATATAAAGACATTGAAGCTGAAAAGCTGGAAGCTCTTAAGAAGAAATATGATATAAACTGGAACAGCCCACAGCAGAAGGCTGAAGTGCTGTTCAAAAGCCCTAAAGGGGAGTGCTTGCCAGTGGTAGAAAAGACCCCAAAAGGTGAACCTAGTACTAGTGCAAAAGCCCTAAAAAGACTGGCCTCACAGGGGTATGAGATTCCTAACATGATTCTTGACTATACAGCTGCAAATACCCTGAACAAAATGTTCCTAAATCGTTGGGGCGAGGACAGCTCTTATACCGGTAGAATACACCCATCGTTCAACTTAACTAATGTGGTGTCCGGACGGACAAGCTGCACAGACCCAAACTTACAGCAAGTACCACGGACAAAGGACGTTAGAGGGCTATTCCATGCCACAGAGGGCCGATGTTTCTTTGAGGCAGACTATTCCCAGCTGGAACTCAGAATTGCTGCTCACTATGCCAATGAGCCTACCATGCTCAAAATTTATGCTGAAGATGGCGACATCCACACAGAAACAGCTATGCTAATGACAGGAGGCCGTCAGCCTACAAAGGAAGAGCGAGGCAAGGCCAAAGCTGTTAACTTCGGGTTCCTGTACGGCATGGGGGCCAAAAAGTTCGTTGATTATGCTTTTGCCTCTTACGGTGTGGTGTTTACTTTGTCAGAGGCTGAGCGGTTCCGTGAACTGTTTTTCGCAAAGTATTCCAGACTGCTGCCGTGGCATGAAGAACAGCGTAGAAAAGCCGAAGCTCTGGGCGGTGTTTACAATCTTTTCGGACGGTTTAGGAAGCTCCCCGATATTTACAGTAGAGACTGGGGTAAGAAAGGTGGTGCAGAGCGTAGAGCCATTAACACCCCGGTACAGGGTACAGGCTCAGACATACTCCTGAGTGCTGCCATACAGATACATAAGGAGTTAACTCCTTATGGGTTAAAAATTGTCGGAACAGTCCATGATTCAATCCTCGGTGAGTTCAGAGAAGAAGACAAGGACTGGATTGTACCCAGAATCAAGGAAATTATGGCACACCCGGCGCTAATGGACAAGTTTGGCGTGAAGCTGAGAGTAAAACTTGACTCAGACTGTGGTGTTGGAAAGTGGGGAACCCACTAAAACTTAGTTGAATATAAGGCTTTAACGAAAATTGCAAAATTTCTACGAAAAGTGCTTGACTTTTTCAGGAAAGTGTGCAATAATTACTACATCCTCAGTTGAGGGTAGTGCTCAAGCAAGAGCGGAGGAGACCGCTGTAAAACAATACTCTACCGAGGCACCGGGTGTAAACAGGTGCAAGTGGGCTTGAACTTCTGCACCCAGTCACCACTGGACGGTGCAGGAAAATAATGGTGTATTCTTACTGGTGTTAACAGTCAGTACCTTAACAACAACGTCCTTGACACAACACTAAGTAAGCTACATATACCCGGGAGGGCCAGCCGATAGCAAAGGCACGAGGTGGAGGGAGCTGTACATAAATGGGGTACAGCACGGTACCGGGTAATAAAGGGTCTTTAGCTCAGTTGGTTAGAGCATCCGGCTCATAACCGGACGGCCGTAGGTTCGAGTCCTATAAGACCCATAGGATAAAACGCTAAAGCGTTTATCATACATACCATAATATTATAAGGAGGGCAAGATATGTCACTTGCAAAAATCAAAAAAGGGAACACTGTTATTATGTGTGGTTTCACAGGAATGAAGCTTGGAGTTTATCCAGTAGTAAAGGCTGATGCAAAGATTATCACCATTAAGAAGGCTGATGGCTCAGAGGTAGAGTTTGACAGAAAATCCGGTAAGCAGCTTAACCCTAAGAATCCGGCTTACGCTAATATCATCATTGAGGATGATGGCTCATACGTAAATCCTCGTGACATCCGCAAAGCTACAAAAGCAAAGCAGGAAAAGGCTGAGATGCGTAAGAAGGCTGCTGAGGCTGCAAAGGCTAAGAAAAAGAAAGTCAAAGAAGATGAAGAGGAAGAGCTGGAAGAGGATGACGAGGAGGAAGAGGCTTCTAAAAAGAAACCGGCAAAATCTAAGAAACCTTCTAAGAAAAAAGTAAAAGAGCCGGAACCTGAAGAGGATGACGATGACGATGACGAGTATGAAGAAGTAGAGGACGATGAAGAGTAGTCTAACTCGAAAGGATTCCACAATGCACATAAGTTATTCACGGTTTAGTACATATTTAAGCTGCCCGTATAAACATTATCTAGGGTATGTACAGCGACTTACACTTAAAAAGCCAGTAAGACCGCTATACTTTGGAAGTGACTTTCATAAACTTTTAGAGCTAAGAGGTGATAAAGAAGCTCTAAGACAAGCTAAGGAGGACATCCGGGATAAGTTTTACGAGATGCCGGGCAGCTGGCAGACAGAGCTGGGTGATAGTTATGTGGAAGACCTGTTTACCATATTCAGGGACTATGTCAGAGTGTACAGAGGAGCCCCTTTACCACAGAAAACGGAAGAACCGTTTGAAATACTGCTAGGGTATTGTAAAGGGGAGCCGGTGTACTTTGTAGGAGTTATTGATGAGTTGTATTTGCAGAAAATAAATGGCAAAAAGCGAATACTCATAGGGGAGCATAAGACATTTAATCAAAGGCCAGACATGAACACGCTCACCATGAATACGCAAAAATGCTTATATGCAAAGGCAACTCAAACTCTTAGAGGAATTTTACCTGAAGGGGTAATATGGGACTACATTAAATCAGCTCCGGCTAAGGAGCCTATATGGCTGGAAAAGTCTCACAGATTCAGTGAGTCAAAAAGTGCAGACATAACCCCGTACAGCTGGGCAAGGGCTTGTAAAAGCAAGGGAATAACTGACAAATCAGTGATAAAAAGAGGCTCAGAGCTGTATAACGGTAATGTAGGTAACTTTTTCTTCAGGGTTAAGCAGGACTTTTACCCACAGATGGTAGAAGACATCTGGGAAGGGTTTGTTTATACCTGTAAAGACATGGCAAAAAGAGGCAGTACTAATAAGACTAAAAACGTAACTAGGGACTGTAAGTGGTGCAGCTTCAGAGATATTTGCTTCAGTGAAATGAGTGGGGGTGATACAGCCTACATCATTGAGAAAAACTATAAAGAAAAGGAGGAGCACAGAGTAAATGGCTAACTTACTGAGTAAAGCAGTAAGCATAGAAAAACTTGGACAGCGTAACCTGTGGGTTATCTGGGGTAAATCCGGCACTGGTAAAACAGCTTTAGGGGCTACGTTCCCTAAACCTATGCTATATATACAGGTGGGTGACGATGGAAGTAACACGATTGCAGACACCGAAGGGGTCATGGCTGTAAGAGCTGAGTCACTGGCAGACCTTAAAGATACGGCTCAGGGCTTAATGACAGACAAAAAGTATAAGACCATATTTGTTGATACATTTTCAATGATTACTAATGAGTGGATAGATAAGAATGCCACACAGAAGAATAAGAAAATGACTCAGCAGATGTGGGGAGAGGTAAAGATTGACAGCGAAGAACTTATCAAGATTTTCCATAAGCTCGCACTGAGTCATATCGTGGTTCTATCCTGCCATGAGTCCAACGACAGTATTGAAGGTATGGAAGATGAGATACTGCCAGACATCAGGCCATCAGTTACAAAGGGTGCCAGAACCTATCTTGAAGGCATGGCGAACTATGGTATTCATACCACAAAGCTTAAGAAAACCATCATAAGCAAAAAGACAGGGCAGGAAAAAGAAGTTGTCCGGTATGCTGTACATATTGGAGCTAACCCGTATTACTGGACTAAACTTCAGATAAACCCCGGTATTCAAGTCCCGGACATTGTAATAAATCCAACGTATGATAAGTTGATGGGGATAATTCAGGGGTAACCATAATTAAATATAATATGATATAATATAGGAGGAAAACATAATGGCTAGAAGATTAAAGGTAGACATGACAGGAGTAGAAGCATTCAGCAAGGCAAGCGAGGGAAGACACGTTGTAAAAATCCAGTCTATTGAGGAGAAGACCTCTCAGGGTGGAAATGATATGTTGGTGTGCTGCTTTGAAGTTATCCGTGGTGAAGACAAGGGTGCAAGAGTGTATGAGAATTATCCTCTGGTGGATACAGCCCTGTGGAAGCTCAAAGCTATGCTCCAAGCTGTAGGTATGAAAGCCAATGGTAAGATTTCACTTGACTTAGATAAGCTGGAAGGCAAGGTTCTGGTAATTGAGGTTAAACATGAGGAGTATAACGGACAGACCAGAGCCCGTATTCAGGAATATCGGAAACTGTCTGCTGAGTCTGATGATGCTGAGGATGATGAGGTTGAGGACTTTGATGATGAGGATGAGGCTGAGGACGAAAAACCGGGCAAAAAGCCATCCAAAAAAGTTCAGAAAGGAAAAACCACAGTCAAGAAGAAAAAGCCTGTAGAGGATGACGAGGATGAGTCAGACGAAGACTTTGACGATGAGGATGAAGACGAGGAAGAGGAGCAGCCGAAAAAGCCAGCTAAAAAACCGGCGAAGAAGTCCCCTAAGAAGAAAGCCCCAGAGCCAGAAGAAGATGACGAGGAAGACTTTGACGAAGACGAGGAAGAGGATGAGGAAGAGTCTAAATCGGTAAAGAAACCAGCCAAAAAAGCCTCTAAGCCTGCTAATAAGGCTAAAAAGCCTGAGCCTGAAGATGAAGACGATGAGGAAGAGGACGAAGAAGACTGGGAAGAGGCTTAAGCATTAAAACAGGGGGCTACGGCCCCCCTTTATGATAAGAGGTGAATATGTATAGAGCACATAAAATGGCAAAATGGTGCAGTAAGCATATGAAAGATAGTGAAATATTTCCTATCTGCATACCATCCTACAACAGGCCAGAAGCGACTCTGTTAAAAAACCTTTATACTCAAAATAGATATAGTGTTATACTTTTCATAAGAAAAGAGCAGTATAATTTGTACAAAAAGTATGGTGATAGGTTTATCATAGTTAAGCTGAAAAATGTGCATGATGGAGGGAGCACAAAAGCAGCAATTATAAGATATTGCTGGAAAAAAGGTATCGACAATATTTTCTTAATTGATGATGACATAAGGCTTCTTGATTTTCTAGAGCCAGCCCCAACTAAAAACGGAAAAATGGTTATGAGGGTTCATTCCACAAATACCGGAAGGCCTTACAATGTAAATGCTTATGCATTAAAGATGTGGGTTAAGCTCATACAGGAAAGAAAGTATGAAGTTGCGTTATCAGCTCCGGGGTTAAAGAGTGATTGGTGGAATATCAGGAATAAAAATTCAGCATATGTGTATAACTGCGGGTGTTGCATCCAGTGTATTCATGTAAACACAAAACAGTTAAAGGATAATAAGATAAATTTTAGAGCCAATTCTGAGGTAGGGGTTGATGACTATGCTCTTCAGTTTGAGTGCATGGAAAAAGGCTTAAAAACTATAGTGTTTAGAGACTTAGTTTATGATTGTCCAAGCATAGGTTCTAACTCTGGGGGATGCAAAAACGATGAAGAAGTCAATGAAAAATATAAGACCTTAAACAGCAGATTTGTAAGAGTAGTACTTAAAGGAAAAAGCCATAAAGGGGTTGGGTTTAAGACCACAAAATCAGGGTGGGAAAGCCTGAAATTTAAGTGGAACTATTGGAAAATGGAGGAGTAGAATATGGAGCGTGAGTACTTAGAATGGATAAACAGAGCATACAGAAAGTTAGTAGATGACCCTGAAATACCAAAAATGGAGTTTAAGCTCATAGACGGAAAAATTACTGTCTACAGGGTTAAAAACGTGATAAGAATTGACATTAAGAGGGAGGAAACAAAATGCTAATTGTGTTAGAGGGTTGTGATGGTTCAGGTAAAAGCACACTGGCTAAAAAGCTGGCAGAGATTATGAATGCAGAGGTTATTCACTGCACACAGTTTACACCAAACAACTATACATTTTTCCATAGTATTATTGAGGTCAGCAAGACACGGAATATTATTGCAGACCGGTTCTGTTATGGCCAATTCGTATATCAGGAAGAACAGGACAGGCCGCTGAGCATACCGATGGAAGGAACGCACAGCGTTGTGATTGGTAACAATGTGTACGAGGTACCGAATAGGCAGGCAGCTGTAACCATGCTTAACCTGCTGGAAACTGAAATGTTAGAGGCCGGAGCTACCGTAATTCATGTGGTAGCAGACCCCGAAGACATCAGGGAAAGACTTGACGCAAGGAAAGAGGCTATCATGGGTGGAACGCCGGTTGAGGACATTATCGCAAAGTTTAGAGGTACGTTTAACTGCTCCATTCTGAACGTAAAAGAGTGGAATACTTCGGAGGTGTAATATGGGTATTTTAGAGTTTAAGCATGGTGTTTATGAGAATATTGATGAAGCGTGGTTAAATCTGTTCTCAGAGATTAGCAGGCAGGCACAAAACGGATATGAAGCTGACAGCCGGGACGGAGCTGTAGTTGGTGAGATTCTAAATTGCACCACAGTTATTAAAGACCCTACAAGATGTATCCTCAAGACACCGATAAGAAAACTTCCAATGCGGTATGCTATTGGTGAACTGCTATGGTACCTGTCTGGTAACCCAAACCTTGATGCGATTAAGCTTTACACAAACGCATGGGACAGAATGAGCGATAACGGCAAAACTGTGAACAGCAATTACGGCCACTGCATAATGAAAAAGTACGGGTTCGATCAGATGGAGTTTGTAAAAAACCTACTCTCAATAGACCCTAGCAGCAGACAGGCAGTTATTCATATCAAGGAACCCAGGAACCTGCTGGACAACCCCACAAAAGACGTTAACTGCACGGTTTACCTTCAGTTTTTTGTGCGTGATGGAAGGCTCTACATGGTGACAAATATGCGTTCTAATGATTTATGGATGGGCTACCCTAATGACGTACTCCAGTTTACAGCTATGCAGGTTAGACTGGCTATGGAGCTAGGTCTTGAGCTGGGAACGTATACACACAACGCCGGTTCACTCCATATGTACGCAAGAGACTACAAAAAAGCCTTGGAAAACTTAGATAAAAGTTACACTCAGTCTGTAGACGGTACACCTGTTTTATAGGGGGTGTGCCAATGGCAGATATGATGACAAAGGTAAAAATAAAAGTAGTTGACAATGCTACAGACCAATTCCTATGGTTTCACTTTTGCTACATGAAAAGCGAAGTGTATTATGAGTTTCTGACAAAGTTAGGTATAACGCGGTCTGATTTAGCTGGGTATATTTCCAGATGGGTTGAGGATGATTTTGGATATAAAACACCCATGACTCACAGCAATGATATTTTAATAGCAAGAAAACTGATAATGGAGTTTTACCACAAGGCATACCCATATTTCTTCCGGGAGACTGTCACAGACCGTCAAGGGTGGGTAAGGGCATGGCTGACAAAACACATGGAAGAGGAGTTAAAGTATTATGATTAATACCATATCAAAAGAAGAGATGAGTAAGCTGCCGTATATTATTGCAGTGGACTTTGATGGAACACTTGTGGAGGATGAGTTTCCGTATATTGGCAAGCCAAGGCCACAGGTGTGGGTTGATTTAATCCAAGCACAGAGAACTGGGGCTAAAGTTGTCTTATGGACATCACGTGATGGCCGTCAGCTTGCTGAAGCAATAGACTTTTGCACCATGAACGGATTGTATTTTGATTCAATAAATACAAATATATCTGAAGTACAGCATATGTTCAACAATGACACAAGAAAGATATACGCCAATGAGTACTGGGATGACAAAGCGGTAGCAAAGTACAGTAGGCTAAGGGGGTCAATTTATGAGAGAATCAGCTCTTCAGTCTAAGGTTTTAAAACTCCTTAACAGTATACCGGGTTGCATAGCTGAAAATGTCAGTGGAAATGCAAAGCAGTCTGGCAGGGCTGATATAAACGGATGCTACAGGGGACGGTGCTTTAAAATAGAACTGAAAAGCCCGGACACAGGATATAAACCTAGCGAAAAACAGAAGCGGTACTTAAAGCGTTGGGAACAAGCCGGTGCGCTGTGTGGGATTTGCTACAGCATAATTGACGTTATTCAGCTTTTAGAGAGCATTGAGGAGGGAAATGGTGGTAATGAAGAAAGTGAGTAACCCCGGGCCGGAGGGCTGTGCAGTAATGATTGGTAAGACTATGACGCTAAGTGTGTGGTTAATTCAGGCCGTGTTTATCATGCTTAAGCTGACAGACGTAGTGAGCTGGAGCTGGGCTTTGGTAATGGCTCCAATCACCTGTCTTATATTCTTCATAGGTGTTATCATGATGTGGGCTATGTGGGAAGTGCATAAGAACAGAAAGAAGAAGAGAAGATGATATATAAAACAAAACCATGGCCACATCAGGAAAAAGCCTTGCGGTATCTCTATAATAGGGATACCGCTGCTTTGTACACAGATATGGGTACTGGCAAAACCAAAATCATGATAGACCTGATGCAAAATCGTGGGTTCAAACGTGTTGTTGTAGTAGGTACAGCTAAGTCCTGTGATGTATGGGAAGAGCAGATTTCTATCCACGGTTTTGAGGGTAAAATATCTTGCAGAAACCTGCATGGGCTGTCAGCCAATAAAAAGAAGGTTGCTCTTCAGGAATACTTCGGCCCTGTAAATAAAGACATGGCAACCGGTACAAAGGTTATTATTGTGAACTATGAGTCAATCTGGAGAGAGCCTATAGCTAGCTACCTGCTTAGGAAAACCGTTGGTATAAACTGCATTGTATGTGATGAAAGTCACCGTATCAAAACGCCGTCAAGTAAATGCAGCTTATACCTTACAAAGCTTGGCAAAAGAGCATCGTGCCGATACCTTGTCACAGGTACACCGCTGGCAGAAAACCCCATGGACGTATACGCTCAATACAGATTTTTAGACCCATCTATATTCGGCACAAACTTTGGCAATTTTAAAGCCCGGTACCAAAACCTTAACGCACAGGCTACAGCTGCCTGCGGTTTCCCGGTACTTGATAAAAAGCAACCCTACATACACTTAGACGAACTGCATGACAAAATGTTCAGTTGTGCATTTTATGTAGAATCATCAGTGGAACTACCAGAGCAGACCGATATAACCTATCACTTTAAGCTACCAAAACCCTGTCAAAGGGTGTATAAAAAGCTACAGGACGAAGGGGTTATATGTCTGAACGGAAAGTATATTGAAACGGACTGTGCGTTGACTATGGTATTAAAGTTACAACAGATGACTTCTGGTTTTGCTGTAGCTGAGCCAAAATATCAAGATAGCCCAGACTGCAAAAGAACTGTCATAAATTTGCACCGTGAAAGGGTTGAAGCCTTAAAGGACTTACTGGAAGGCCTGCCAAAACATGAACCTGTGGTAGTGTTTGCTAATTACCGTAAGGACTTAAAAGTGATTAGGAACTTGTGCAGGGAAATGAAGCTAGGCTATTCTGAGGTAAGTGGAACAGAGGACACCCTTAAGGAGTGGAAGGCCAGTAAGGCCACGGTTTTAGGGGTTCAGTACAGTTCAGGCTCCGAGTCCATAGACCTGACAAGAGCCAGATATTGCATTTACTACAGCCTGACACGAAAACTTAGCCTGTATCTTCAGTCACGTAAGCGGATACATAGACCAGGACAAACCAGACCTGTAGTATATTACCACATCATAGGGCAGCTTGATAAAGGCGTCAGCATGGATGAGCTTATGATGGAGGCGCTTGTAAATAAACAGGATATTGTAGATTATGTTATGGAAAGGGGAATAGGAAAATGGAAGTGCTAAAGCGTGTATTTATTGAGATTAAGTCAGAGGTCATCACTTTTTTGTGGATAAACCTGCATTTTTTACCCGGCTTGCTGAGGGTGGTGCTTGCATATGTATGGCTGTGGCTCGTTTTTCGTACGCAAAATTCCTCTGAGATTCTTCAGGTGGTAATTGTGGTAGGTGGGCCTGTTTTGACGGCTCTGACGGGCAAATTTGCAGCCACGTGGGTAGGTAGTTTGGGGCATGGTGACAGCATTCCAGTTGCTCGTAAACGGTTTACATCATACTCACAGTCTGGTGTAACCATCAGAAAAGAAGATTCCCACGAGATTGTGACCTATTTATTTGCGGTTGAAAACTACATTGACAGAAAAGGGTTAAGGAGGTAGCAATATGAAAATGCTGACATATGACGAGATGGCAAAAAGTTAGCAGAAAATAGAAACCCAAACTGAACAGACAGCCTTTCAGTTTGGGTTGCTATTGTAAGGGATTTAGAAGACCATTATGGACTAATGATAGACCTATGTAAGGAGGATCAGTAATTGAATAAAAAACCGATAAAAATCATCTTTGCACTAATAGTCTCGGCAGCAGTAATAAGCGGCTGCTATGAAAGTGAAAAGTCTGTGGCAGAACCAAAAGAAAGTAAGAATACGTACGTCAGCCCTGCTGAGGGATCGTTTGAAATTGTAGAAAGATCTTCATACTACATGATAGTATACCACAAAGAAAACAAAGTAATGTATGTAGTCAGCAATTCACGAAATAACTATGGTACGTTCACAATGCTAGTAAACCGCAACGGCAGTCCAATGCTATATTATGAAAAGTAGGGGGAGGTAAGTAAAAATGATTAGAGAAATGATACCGTGGTACTTGTGCGTATCAGTTATTGTTGTGTCTCTCATATAATTTGATAAAATCTTAAAAAAGTGCTTGACTTTTACCATAAGATGTGATATAATAATGCTATCAGCAAGATAGTAAAGTGTTAAGGAGGAAAACACCATGGAATATATTGCATCTGTAAGATTAAAAGGAACAAAAATTCACGAGATTATTAGAAAGGAGTACCCAACCAAAAAGGCTTTTGAGCAGGACTTAAGAGCCAACGGATACAGCGTAAGATTTGTTACCACTGAGGATAAATTTGACGAGGCTTGTGAAAAGTGGCACGAGAATAACGAAAAAGTTAAAATGGTAGAAAGGGTAAGGTTTGAGTACGACAAGAGTCAGGCTGATAGATATGGTATCTCAGTAGCGCACTACAGAAGAGCATACAAAGCCTACAGCAAAAGTCTTATGAGTGATAAGCTTACCTTACTTAGCTTAGAAGATTATATTGAAATATGGAAATAAAAATAAGCCTCGTAATGAGGCTTATTTTTATTGGTTATTTTACTGTGATAGCACCAGTTTTTGAATCAATCTGAATTGTCTTACCAGCTATGGGTTTACCATCTTCCATAACTTGAATCACAGGAGCATTGTCCATAGCTGCCGGGCGTCCATTAGTTTCATCAAACACAATAGATGCTGCAAACAGCGGAACGCCGTCTGTACCACTCTGTAAATAGAATCCGTCCGCTACGTTTGATTTAGCCAGAACTCTGTAAGTTTCATTGGCTTTTGCAGAGAAGCTAAACGATTTTGAGTAAACCTTTTTGGGCTTCATTCTGTTGGCTTCAATCGTAGTAGAAAGCTTACTGCTAGATACCTCTGTCAGCATGTCTGGGCCAGGGCCTACTTTTGCAAGCCATATTTCAACATTGTTAATAGTTCCTGTCTCATTAAAAATCTGAGCCTGATATTCCATATTAACATTACCATCTACAAGGAATTTAAAGTCGCCTTGCACTTTCAGTGGGTCACTGGAGCCTGCATCAGACCAACTATTATCATTTACTATTTTTCCATCACCACCTGTAATAACTCCTGCTGGAATTTTCGTAGATGAATCGTTGACCGTATATCGGTAACTTGCATCACCCTTTGGAGTATCTACTCTGGCTTTGTAATACTCCTTACTAAATTCCAGATATTGCTCCTTGATGTGACTGTTTGTAGTTATAACCAATTTGTTAAACCCCGGCACAATATCACCCTCAAAGTCATTCAATTTAAGCACGGTAGGAATCTGAGAAGATACTGGATAAAGAACTATGGCTAATTCTTTACCATCAGATGGCAGGTTAAATTTTTCATAGCAGTATGAATCCCAGATACAGCATCTTCTGAAATGAATAACGAGTCTACCACCTCCCAATCAGCAGGGAACACTGGTGAACCATCATCATAGCTCTGAACAGACGGTAACGGTGCAGGGTTTTGTATTCCTGTATATTTCATCAGATTTATCTGAAAGGCATTATTTTTGTCTGTGATTTTAACCGTGGTATTATACTCCTTCCCACCTATGTAGTGAGTTGCAAACTTGCTATACCGTTTCACGATTGAAAACACAGGTAAATCAGTTCCGTTGTCTTTGATAATCAGCTGATAGTTCTGAATAGCTGCTTTTACCTTTGTCTTAAAGTCAAAGTAAGTATCATCCCCTAAATACATTGTAGTAGGTGCTACTTCTTGCTCAACCATATCAAAAGTAAGATACTGGGCTAAATTCAGGGAATTTGTACCGTAGTAAATGTTGTCAAATCCAATTCTGTATCCTGTAAAAGCCATAAAAGCAAGTAAAGCCATACCTGCTGATTCTTTTTTACTTATGGCTTGTAGCATAATACAGGTATCAGCACCAACGCTTAAAATTTCCTCATTTGCAAACGTAGTTTTAAGCTTTAAGTGAACTTCTGTATAGTCTTTTACTCTGCACTCTCCAACATACAGCTCTTTTCTCTGCACGTCATCAGTTTTGTACTCGACTTCAACCCCCATTGGATTGCCATTTATATCCAGAATAGGCGATTCATTATTGTCCACAAGCTCCAGCATAATTTTACCGTCCTGAGTTAATGGTGCTAATTCATAGGCTGACGGAACATAAGATAAAGCCACAAGGAACGTTGTGCCTTCGCTCATGTTTGAATCATCCTGCATATTAATATCCTGAATCACAAACGATTTATTCTGCAAATTCTGGTAAACAAAAGCTCCACCCTGAACTCTGACATCACCAAAGTAAATCTTTGCTTTGTCATATTTTGTATTGTATAACTGATCATTTCCAACAAAAGCAAGAATACCGTCATGCCCTTTTACACCCTCTACAGAAAAATCTGCGTTTTCGCCTAGCTTAGCAATTCTAACAGTTCTATCCATAGATTGAATGTTCTGAGAAGTAAACCATTCATTTTTCAGACCATCCATAAACTGCATCGAATAATCATGCGTTTCATGGTGTGATATAAAATCATAACCTGATTCATTTTTAAATGGCAGGAAGTAACCTAAATACCCCGGTTTTGTGAATGTCATCGAACCAGCCAAAACAACACCCTCTATGCTTTCCCCTGAGGCTGCACCTATCTCTAGGGAGCCTGATGATACCCCTGTTGAGAATATCAACTCCACCATAATGATTTTACCATCACTATGAGGTGGAAGAATCTGGGTTATCTTTTGCTTCTCACTTGTAAGCTGAAATGCTAAATATAGTGTTGTAGCATCTTTGTATGGCGGCTGTGATAAGTCAATAGCTGCTTGAACTTCATATCTGTTAGCATAGAATAAGCCTTTTATCTCTGCATCAGTTTTCCCTTTCATGGCTGGGTAATCTGCATTCTGTAAAGCCCTAAAAGCTGCATTTGCTTTGAGCTCTCTGTCAAAATCAGACGGAGAAAAGTTTGAACCATCTTTTGACATTAAGCCTGAATCAATTCCTTTATCATACAGCTTTTGAAGGTCTACGTCAGCAAGGTCGTTTTCTGCCAGTCCGTTCTTTTTCGCCTGAGCTAGAAAGTCCGCATCAGACATAGGTTCTTTAACAGCTTCCTTATATTTCTGTTTGAATACATCATTTGATACATTCTTAAAGTCTTTAAGTGCAAAATCACCAGCATCACTCTGAGCTACAGGTGGAGCTGTAAAGTTTTCGTTTCTGTCAACATAGTAAATGCAGCTGTACGTGTAATAATCGTCAATCTTAATCATTAACTTAACTCTTCCATAACCCATCGACAGATATTTACTAGCTGCTACTTTTACTACATTGCCAGCCACCGTTACCGGATAGTCTGGAGAAGACTCATCTACAGTAAACGATTCTACACCATTTTCAAAATTAAAAATGAGCTTCGGCTTTTTCATATTATCAATGGTAATGGGTTCACCACGCTCAGCAAGCCTAAACTCAAAAGCAAAGTTCTGGTTACCTTGTAAAAGACCAGTTTCTTTTATTGCTTTATCTGCATAAGCTGTATCAAGTTCAACCTTAAACGTCCTCATACAAACACCTCCTTTTAAAAAAGGCCCTCTGGATAACCAGAAGGCCGTTTAATGGGCTTATTTTCCTGGGCCTACAGGTGTATTGCCCTTACCCTCTAAACCTGGACCTACGGGCGTGTTACCAAGTCCTTCAAGACCCGGCCCTACTGGAGTATTGCCCTTACCTTCCAGTGCTGGGCCTGTTGGTACGTTTCCGCCTGTTGTGACTGGGCCTGTCTCTCCTACGTCACACGTACATTGTGTGTTAGGCTTACTATTATGTACCTCATTTACTGACTTGTTTTTGTGTACCTTACATCCTGTTTTACTCTTTCCCATATCATTTTCTCCTTTCTTTACTCCTGTGCTAACTCTGGATAGCCTAAAGCTGCAAGCACTTTCTTCACATCTGATCTGATAATCTCAGGCACATCAGTGATTTTCTTTAAACCCTTGATAATAAGCTGTGCATAAATTACGTCCATTCTTTTCACCTCCTTTCACTTACTTTGTTATAGCAACCTCAAATACCTGTGCCAAGGCCATCTGAAGTTCCGTAACTTGCTTTTCTTTTTCCTCATACATCTGCTGAATTGACATAAGCAAGTCAAAATCTTTGTATGGGTATGTAGCTATTGAATCATCGTTTACCTGATAGCAATATCCTTTAATGACAGTATCACACCATCCATTAAAGTAATCATCTGGTACATCATGTTCTGTAAGCTGTAACCCTGTATCATTCTTTCTTACTGCTACAATATGATACTGTTCGTCTGTGTATATTTTCATTTTATCTTACCTCCTACTGTGTTGATAATGTTATATTTTTCACACTATACTGTGACCTTTCGTCTACATTCTCAGAACCGCCAGTTACTTTTACAGCAATATACAAAAAATATACACCTGATAAACTTGTTACATTTAATTTTACACTCTTACGCTTACTATCACCATCATTTCTTGAAAAAGCCGTTTTGTCTACCGCATCAAATGTAAATGCCGAAAGGTTTGAATTTCTGCTGACACCGAAGTACCACTCAGCAGATTGAGATGTAAAGTAACCTAATAACATGTATGTGCTAGCATTTATGTAGTTCCATCCTGTCAAATTCAACCCACTTCCATTATTCAACATGGCAAACGCGTAACTTCCGGGAGATTTCGTATAAAACGATAATGTGCCACCCTCAGCAGGGTCGATGGAAACACTCGGTGTAATACGTCCTGCAGTGACTCCCAATTTTGGTGTTATGTTTACAGTAGCTGGAGACTTATACTCTACTACATTTCCTCTTACACCGAATATTGTAACTCCGTCTCTTATATTACTTGCTATTAAGTTGGGGTCACCAGCTACGTTAACATTCCCACTTACATATCTTCCAGCTGCTACAGCTGTTTTTGTAATTGTTCCGGGAGTTATTGTGGATCCACTCTGTACAGGAATATTCTGTGTTACTTTGCCCAAACCGTTATGATATCCAGCTGGGATTGTATAGTTGCCATTGATAGGTAGTACCTGACTCACCGCTCCCCTGTTTGGCATCGTACCTGTTAACGGTTCACCATCTGGGCCTACAATAACTTTACCGGCCAGTATGTCACCTGCCTGTGCTGTAGTCACATCTAAATCAACACCGCCTCCGCCTCCGGGAATCCATATTTTAGACATATCCTATACCCCCTTTGTCACGCCCTTAAGACGAATCTTAAAAGTTTCAGTAGGCTTTTTTATATTGCAGTAGAAAGTAGCAAATCCATCCTCCGTTTCACCTGCATCAATCATGCCTGTAAGCTTTTTGAGCAGCTTTGTTTTATCAATCCCGGTATCTTTATCAATAGCAGGTGCAAGGCTTATGCTGTCCGTTTCTTTCAAGTTTGGAACCGCTACTCTCTGGCTCCATGGTGCTGAATCACCTATCCAGCCCTCAAGCTTAAGCTCAACCTCTACTATATTGTTCATACCATCAATCTGTTTCTGAAGATTTGTAGCTGGCTCCGTACCTAACTTAGCATTTATATCTTGGAACCATTTATTGAACGTTGCTTCGTTTGCGGTTCTCCAAGATTCAAAGTCCTGCTGTTCTTGTTTCGTCCATTGGTCTAAATCCGCACCAGCTTTCTTCGTGAACTGCTCATACCAACTTACGAACTGTTGATATAATGTAGTGGTATCAACCTGCTCTACAACTCCTGTTACTATGCCACAGACATCTTTATCTAACCTGTCATCAACTATTTGTGCGTTTGTAATGCCTGTAATACCCTGTGTTACGTTGATATGTGCCAACCTTAACTGGAATACACTGTCATCCCTTTGCAGCACTGGAATTTGAGCATCACCAGCTTCTGTTCCTTTTACAACTTTTGCTTTAATATCTCTAGTGGTGATATTCCACTCAAGCACAATACTGTCCACCCTGTTCAAACTTGGACTGGCATTCTCTAACTTTACATTCAGAGGTGTACTATTGTCATACCAGTATCCATTAACAAAAGCGTTACCAATTGAAATATCAACACTCATGTTTTGTGCTGAGTTCTGTACTACCTGAAGCTTACCTGCATCTGGAAAGAACACACCATTGCCAATGAATAAGGCAAAATAATATGCAAACTGCTGAGCAAAGTATTCTCTATCATAAGAACCATCAACCTGTTCCTCAGCATTAAAAAATCCACTTGTTTCCATTAAAGCACCCCTTTCTTAAGCTTTTCATAAAGTGTTGGAAGCCCAAAACCGAAGGTGGGCTCTATCGTGTACCCATCGTCCGCAAAAGTTACGGTCACTGCTGTCACTTTTGCCGATATAATGACTCCTAAAGTTTTGTCAATAATGCTTACAGTGTCACCAAGGCCATAATCAACTCCGTACTTGAATGCAGAATCTTTGTCAGTCCTAAGTTCTGCCTCGTAACTCTCTACCTTTCTGTATTCTGACAGGCTGGACAGCCCACGCTGCTGAAGAAGCTCCTTATACTCTGCATCTGTTAATACCTGTCCTGAGCCGTTTTTCTGTAAGTCCCTAGCATCTACATAGGCCTCACGTCTAAAGTACCCGGTTTGAGGCTTCTGTGAGTTTACTTCAACCATTACACGATCTGCTCCTTCACCTTCACCAGCTACATAAGCAAAATTTCGGTATTCTTGAGTGTTACCAACATAAGAGCCTGACAGAATATTGTTGAAGTCTGTACCGAAAATAACTGGCTTATTTCCGCTTTTGTTACCTACAGTATGGTCTTTTCCTCTGTATAGGGTAAAATCAAAGGACTTTTCTTTCATGTTAAGAAAAATGTCAAACCCATAATCATAGGTTTCTCCCAAGGTTTTGAAAGTGTCCGCAAGCTGGCTACCTGTAGATTGAAACCGTATCTTTTCGCTACTAAGAACTGAACTTAGGTAGGTTACCCCTGGTATGGCTCTGTCACCGAGTATCATGCCAGCGGTAACGAGGTCACGATATATCTCCGGAATATCCTTGTACACCTCATACGTTGCTGGCACTACCCTCCATTTTGCCATACCAGACAGCAGGTAACCTTTGACAGTAATTTCGGAGTCAGACGATTTGCTGATGTACTGAATGATACCAGCATATTTACCCTCTATCCATAGTATTCTGTCCTCCCTGATAAGGTCTATATTGTCTGCATTTAAAGCACAGGACAGCTGGAATGAGCCTACATCATTGTACTTAGGGGTGTACTGAACCATGCTATATTTATTTATAACACCGTGTCTCTTGAACTCGTGGTCTATAACTTCCATCCTCATTCCCATTTACTCGTCCTCCAGATTGAATATCTTTTCGTGGAACGCCAGATTTATATTCATATTCTTATATGTATCGTCTTGCACCCCTTTACTCTCATAAGTGGAAAAGCCTATGGTAACTGTACCTACTGGCAGCTGAACCCAGGAGCTGTCGAGGTCTAAGTATTCAAGATAGGACTCCCACGGGCTGTTTTCGTCTTTACGGCCGCGGATATAACGCTCACCATCGACTGTGCTTATCACAATATCCTCACCCTCACTTAGGGTCTTGTTTATGTGGATAAACTCCTGCGTTTCAACCAGTTTAAGCTCAGGGTTATTCACAATACCAAGTGCGTGGATTGTAATTACAGCTCCCACCGATGTAGCCCCACTATTCGTAAGCTGCTGCAAGAGTGCTCTTCTTCTTTTGCCAAAGATAGTACCTTTTCCTTTTTCATTCACCATTATCCACGGGAACTTCCACCCCGGCTGAAGAACAGCTATATTCATGCTTAAGGGCTTGGAAGTCTGCCACAACGGCTGATTACAAAGCAGTGATATCGTAAATTTACAGAAAGCTGTGTTATTCTCTGGATATTCCTTTCCGTACACTATATTCGCCTGTGCTTTACCGAAAAGGCTGTACCCGGCTGCCTGTATCTCTATGTCGTGTAGTGGGTTAAAAAAGGCACTTAGCAGCCTCTTTTTTCTGCGTAAGTCCTGTATATTACCACCAAGGACATACCCAAAAAAGCTGACTTCTCTATCCTCAAGGGAGGAGGACGAGATATATGAGCCTATCTGAGTAGGAAAATTGAATGTACTGTGTTTAGCCTGTATTTCTCCCCAGTCAATAGAACCATTGTCTGTGTCAATAAGATAATCTGCCCTATCACCATCCATTATAATTTCTTTACCCGTGTTCAGGTTTATGAACTTAAGTGACTCTACCATCTTCTCACCCCCTCATTAAAATCCCAAGGCCAGCTCACGTTCTGCCCGTTTCATCTCTCTTGCTGCTTCTTTCTCTGAAAGAGCTTTTGGGCTGTAGAAGTTATAAGTATTTCCACCACGGTTATAGTTCTTAGCCTCTTCAGCTGTAAGAACCCTCTCACCTTTATGCAACTCAGCCCGGTACCCATCATACGGAACATAGTCCAGACCATTACGATGACTGCCGTCTGGTTCATCGTCATCATCTTCCGCAGCTCTCTTTGCAGCTTTTACCTTTTTGGCTTCTTTTTTCCAAAATTTAACTTTATCTTCAATCCAGTTTATAGAATCGTCTATCCAGCCTGTAATACTATCCCATATACTTTTCATACCATCCCACAGCATATTGAATATATTTTTACCTGCATCAAACATCGCCTGCCCTATCCCTAATACTGTTCCTACTGGGTCATTTACAACTTGGCTAAACCATTCTATAATTTGATTCCATACTTCTGTAAATCCGTCTTTTGCTTTATTAAACAGGTCTCTTGCTGCTTGCAACATTCTTGGGCCTGTGTTGGTTATAGAAATTATAATACTCTCAATGAAGTTCTTAAGTAACTGAATTATAGTGTCCCAAATTATCGAGAATATATTCTTTATACCGTCCCAAGCTGCTTGCCAGTCACCTGTTAATACAGCCATAAACACAGAAACAATCTCTTTGAATATTACTATACTTGCATTTAATATTGTGATTATACTATTCCAAAACAGTGAGAAATAATCTTGGATATTAAGGAAGTTACTCTCCCACAGTCCAGTGATGAATGATAAGACATTATTCACTAAGTCCCTGATACCGAATAGGTTGGTCTGGTAAGCTAAGAACATACCTGCAATAGCAGCAATCGCAATACCTATTGGCCCTGTCAAAGCTGTGAATACCGGGCCCAAGGCACTGATAGCACCAGAAGCCAGACCTATGAACTGATGTATTTTAATGAATGCACCTGCTAGCTGTCCTAAGACAATAAGCACAGGGCCTATGGCAGCAGCGAGTAAAGCAATAACAACAAGGACGTTCTGCACTGATTGAGACAGGTTTCTGAACCAGTTCACTACATTGGTTAGCCACTGCACGAATTGAACAGCGTATGGCATAAACGACTCACCTATATCAGTGCCCAGTAAAGATAAAGACCTGCGGAAGGTTTCGAGCTGAGAGCCTAAATCCTGATAGTTGTCAGTCTTAAGCTGTTCAATAGCTCCAGACACGTCTAACGTGGCACCCTTTATGTCTCCCAGCTGAGTGACTACTTCAGGGCCTAAATCCTCCCACATGGTACCAAACAGGTTAACTCCAGCTGTATTTTGAGCCAATGGGTCTTTCATCTCGCTTAACCCAGACATAACTTCATAAAAAGCTTCTTTGGCACTTTCACCACCCTGAGCAAACTTAGCTGCCATTTCATCGGCATTAAGCCCTATTGCCTCAAATCCGGCTATGGTAGTGTCACTACCATCTATAACACGGATTGACAGCTCTTTCATAGCGTCACCGACTTTGTCAAGATTCCATGCACCGGATTCGGCACCCCGCTGAAATATCTGGAACATTTCCTCAGCACTAAACCCGAACTTTTTAAACTGCGGGCCATACTCATTGATAGAATCAATCAACTCGTCAGAGAAGTTAAGGCCGTTTTGCATTCCCCATGTCATTAAATCAAAGGCTTCTTCTGAAGTTGTGCCAAAGTTATTCATTAAAGTATCTGCGGTACGCACACTCTCTGCAATATCTACGTCAAAAGCATCCCTAAAAGCAAAAGCTGATTCTGTGACGTTTTGCATCTCTTCAGAGCTTAAGTTACCAAGTTGCTGATTTACCACAGATAGGGCATCAGCGACATCCTCAAACCCTTCACCATAGTTATTTTCGTATACTGCCTTAAGCACCTCGTCAAGCTTTTCCATTTCCTTATCAGTAGCTCCTACTGACACCTGTAAGGACTGTGAAGCCCTTTGAAATTCATCAGCAGCTACCCCGGCAGCTGTACCAACACCCAATATTGGAAGAGTCACACTTGTGGTGAGGGTGGAACCAGCTGACATAAAACCCTTAGAAAGGGAAGACATCCTGCCCTCAACGCTTTTTGTCTTATCACCAAACTCCTTTAAGTCCTCAAAGGCACCCTTAATCCCGTCTTTGAACCCTGATATGTCAAGTTCCAAAAAACCTATGGCAGAGCCTACATCTATCATGTGCCACCTCCTTCATAAGTTTTGTACAGGTCTGATGGTCTAGTATACGTTTTGCCTTCGTGCTTAAATATCCCGAAGTCTGGCTTCATGTCCTGCTTCATCATATTTATGATGTAAAGGCAGGCCATGTTAAAGCAGTAGGCATCGTAGACATCACTTACCCCTATGAGCTCCGCCGGGGTTTTTTGAAACTCCTTTGCCAGCCCTATCAGAGCCAGTATTTCCGGACTTTTTACGAAAGGATTGAAGAGCCTTCACCCCCTGCTGACTGTAATTGAAGATAGCCATCATCTGATCATCGGTCAATCTTAGCCCTGCGCTTAAAACCTCGTCATAAGTAGGTTCCACCATGGAAGCCTTGCAGATTTCCTCCATTACCCCGTACATATCATTGAGCAGGCTATTATCCTCAGTGTTGAAGTCCCCGGTACTCATGAACAGCTTATTAGCTGTTTTAAGCAGACTGTTGGGAATTCTACCCTCTTTAACCATAACAAGGAGTGATGGTCTTGTAAGGCGCACTACCATAGGCTGCCCCTGTGCAAACGGGGGGAGCTCTACCAGCTGCCCCCTAGCATAACCTCTCAGCTCATCGAGCTTTGTCACCTGCAACTTTGTATTCTCATTCATATACATGTTGATTTACCTCCTAAGATATTGCTGGAAGAGAGCTCACATAATCAATCTTATATGGTGCCTCCCCTGTATTTGGTGCAGACGTAATAACATACTCCGATACACGGAATACATCATCCTCAGAGCTAAGCCCAAACGGCTGTCCTTGACAGTTTGGGTAGGTAATTTTCTCGTACCCGGTGAGCTCAGCAGCTGCGTTATAGATAGCTGAGTAAGCACACAACTCAAAAATCTCTCCCTTTTCACCTGAGCCTGCTACCGGCGGTTCGTATGCGGTCACATTACTTTCATACTCGGTTCCTTCCCATGTGATTTTACCACCCTGAAGAATCTTGGCTACTTCGGGAATAAAGACATTATCTGTTAGGGTAATTTCGTGTCCAGTAATGGTAGTCTGTTTACCCTTCTGTGCCCTAAGTTTCTGCTTAATGATAAGCTTAATAGCCTCAGTTACCTCAGTAAGGACTTCCACGCCAATTTTGTTCGCCGTGTCTAAGGCGATTTCTCTTGAGCCGTCTTTAGTCTTAATAGTAACTAAGGCCACATCAATAGTGGGTATTTCATGCCCTTTTTTTAACATTGTCTTACCTCCTTATAACAGTTTATTTCTAAGCTGACATCTGTATTCTACTGATATTACATAGGAACTTGAAGTGGGGTCTAATATGCTGGGCGTTTCCTGCCCTGTAGGCATTATCATGGGTGCCAGTCTTTCTACAGCAGCCTTGCATTTTTCCACAAAACCCTGAAGGTCTGTATATCTGTCCATGGGGACGTAACAGTACAGGGAGTAGTACCTCTGCTGGGTGGAAAATCTGCCAAGCTTTACCCCTCCTTCGTCCTTTACCACACAGTAGGGGTTCTTTACTTCCCCTTTATGTGTAGCCGGGGGGTATGTGTCTATTCCATCAGCTATCAGCTCATCAGACATTTTCTGCCATATTACGTTCATTTTATACCCCCTTACTTCATTTTCTCCATAAGCCCGGAGAAGTCCTGCATTATATACGGAGCTTCCATGCGGATTGTTTTCTTTACTATACCATACATACCATCGTTAGCCACTTCCAACCACAATCCGTAGTCAACCCCGTGAGCCAGTATGATTTTATACCCGTTTGGGATCGATTCTATATACCCTTTGAGGCGTTTTCGTGCATCACCAGTTCGGTCTGTCCACGGCCTGTTTTGTTTTGCATCAGCCTCCAGCGTGGCAGCGGCTGTTTCCGCAAACATTTTTACTGCCTTATCAGCCTTTTCATCAAACCGGCTCAACCCCTCTATTAGGCTGTCTAAGTCAAAGTTCATAGCACCCTCCTAAACCTCTACCTCAAAGGATATGTCTGCCACCACGTCATAATTCTGCACATCCAAAACCCCGGTCACTTTATACTTTTTGCTGTCCACCATAATATAATCACCTTGTTTTATAGGTTTTGCATCAGCCATTAAGGCCAAAATCATAGGCGTTTTCTTGCTCTGTACCAGAGTGGAGTCTGCCTTGCTGACTGATATATACCCGTTTCCTTCGTGGTAAATTCCTTTTATGGTGGCTACAGTTTCTTCACCTGTAGGCCGATGGTACTTGTCTTCCCCCTGTCTAAAGAACGTATACTCAAACCCATGACAAAGAATCTGACGTCTTATACGGTTTTCAAGGTAGGCTGCATTCATACTTACACCCCCCTAAGTATCCCGGAGTTGTTAGGCCTGTACCGCTGAGCAAGCCTACGAAAATACGATGACGTATCCCCACAGCTTAACCCACTGACTGACAGTGTGGTGTCTTCAGCCTTCATAATCAGGCAGTAATACGCTGTCTTTTCAACGGTGCCATACTTGCCAAGATAGTATTCCAGCTCAGAGTCTTCAAAAAACGGGCAATCCTTTTCTCTTATGATAAGCTTAAGTTCTTCTAAGGGTGTCATAGGATACCTCCTTATCTTGCTGCCTGAATTGCCTCTCTGATTTTCTTAGCAGATGTAATACCGGTAATATCAATACCCCTGTGCTCAGCTAAAGCTCTAAGGTCTGCTAAGTCGAGCTCGCTTAACGGGGTTTCCTCAAGCATGGTATAGTAGTCATCGTCTTCATCCTCATCAGTGTCATCGAGCTCATCTGAGTCACCCTCTGTGGCATCGTCTGCGGAGCCCTCTGGCTGTTCTGTGTCCGGGGCCTCAGTGTTACCTACCTCAATGTCTTTTGACGTCTTTTTGAGGCCGTCTGGCTCTTCAACCACCCAGCCAGCAGGAGCGTACTGTGTTCTGTACGCCCCCTGTGGGATGATTAGAGCCTTGCCATCTTTTACAATCTTAAGCAAAGCCATGTTCAAACCTCCTTAGCCTGTGATAACATCCAGAATAGAAACCTCATCAGCAGCCTCAAAGGACGGCAGATAAATCATGGAAGCTTTTGTGTCCACGTTTACCGGGTCTGTTTTCTTGACTGTAGTTACGGCTACACCCACATCCGTGATGGATACGTTAGCAGCTGTACCGCTCATCAGGTCAGACTGCTCTGGAGTAGTACCGAACCAGCCAGTACCTAATGCACCAGATGGGAACATAACGAAAATATCGTCAGCCACATACTGAGTAGCAGCTCCTGTTTCGGACTTGTACTTCTTTGTGTAAATTACAACTTCCAGCTGTAACTCATCCATGAAATACTGTTTTACCTTTGTATCAGTTACCGGGGCGTTACTGTTGTTACCATTGAGAATATTCCTGATACCGTTGTTTTTCATGATGTAGCCCCATGTTTTACGGGAGCATACCGCTCTAGTGGGTCTTACGCCTGTATCATCCTCGATTAAATCCATGTTCGTCTGGATATCTGTGATAACATCAGCTGTTGGGTCACTCCAGGATTTACCAACGGTTATCTTGTGCCCAGACGGCATACCGTAGTCATAGTCATATGCCTGACCATTGGCTGCAATACTTACAGCACCGGTAGTCAGAGCCATCATCTTAATACGCTCGCGCTGAGCAGCAGCACCATCCAGCAGACTAACCTCATCAGCGAATACACGCTTCATAACAGAATCAATGTATGCCTGATTGCCGGTTTCAAGTACCATGTTTAACTGCTGACGAAGCTCCTCATCAATAAGGGTAGACTCTTTGAAGAAAGGCATCTGCGCGGTCAGCTTTTCAAAACCAATGCGGTCTCTCTTCATAGCCTCTGCATCAAAAGCGGACGGCTTAAGAACTACCGGTAAACCTGCGGAACCTTTAATCCACTTAAGCTCAAGGCCAAGCTTCTGCTCAGGTGGGAAAAGTTCATCTCCTAAGTACGGAGCTCTCTGATTGGACTGAGCCTCCCAGTAAGCTGTGATAGCTGCTGAAGTTACTAACTCAAAAATCGTTGCCATATCTTTACCTCCTGTGATTGATTATTTTAAAAATGTAATGTGCTTAAGGGTGTCACGCACTTTTGTAGTGTCTGTATTATCTACATCCAGCAGGCTGACAACGCTGCTGTCAAGCTTAGACTCATCTACAAAACCGAATACCAGACAGGTTCCGTTCGCATTGTTAGCAGTTACATCTACATCATGCAGCAGAATACCGCAAGCTTTTTTATCCTCCACAGCAATTTTAAAAGCTGTCTCACGGGCCTTTAAGTCACCCTCAAGCGGTGTACCGGCCTTCATGATTTTGCGCCCATCTGCACCAGCGGAAACCCCTGTGTTAGCCAGCTTACAGGACACTGCAAACTGATTCTGGGAATCTACTAGGATTGTCTTCGTAGCTGCTCCTACTTCTTTCTTAATTCCACTCTGATTTAACATATCTTACCTCCTTAATTCTTGAAAAAGCTACTCTTCTTATTTTCTGCACATTTACCTAAGCGTGCTCCAATGTTCTCGCCTTTGTCTGCACCTCCTTTTCCTCTGTGCCCAACATTACCGCCTGTGCCAGCATTACCGGCGCCGCTACCCTGAGAAGAGGACTCAAAAAAGCTGTTGTATCTAGGCTCTTTTTTCATGTCGGCAAGGACAGCGTTGAGATCTTTTTCCTCTGTCACCTTAACGATAGCAATAGCCAGCACATCATCAAGGCTATCTTTGTTTACACCGGCTTCAAGCAGGGCAAGCTTATTTTCAGCTGCCTGAGCTCTACGTTCAGCCTCTGCCTTGCTGTTTTCCAGTTCTGCCTTAACTTCGGTCTGCTTCTGTTCGTCCGTCTTCTGTGACTCTTTCCAAGCTTTGTAAGCTTCTGCCTCAGTTTTGGCTGCTTTTTCATCAGAAACACCAAACAGTTTTAAGATAGAACTTTTGCCAGACCGCTTCTCTTTTGCCATCATGGCATTGACATCGGACTGAGTGAAAGTCTTTTCACCCCCGTCTGAGCCCTCAGAGCCACCGTCCTGCCCTTCTGTTCCCTCACCCTCGGAGTTTGTACCCTCGCCTTCCCCGGAGCCGTCCTTGCCCCCGTCTGTGCCTTCAGCGAAGAGCTGTAAATTCATTTTCGGTAATGTTGTTTTCTGTGTAAAATGTTTTCTCATATTATTCCTCCATTTTGCGTCTGGTGACGTTTTAATCCTGTCCTTTGTCATGGCCTAAACAGACAGGTAGAGAATAGGCCGTGTCCGGTTTACCGGTGTTACTTTTTGAGTGAGGCTGCGAACCTATCAAGTTTCGGATTCTTAGCCCCTTTGTACCATGCTGCTATGTCACCCACAATTTTATCATTGTCTGGAACCACCACAGCGAAGGTACAGAGTCCGTTAGGATGGTCTAAGGGCAGCTTACCTTTAGGATATACCCCTTTTCCTAACCCGTATTTATTCTGGCTGGCACGCTCCCGGCATACCTCGCAGGTTTCCCTGTGGGAATTAGATGTTAGCCACTTGTAACCCGTGACAAACGGGTTCATCTCGTTAACCATTTCAAAGGACTGCTGATAGGCGTGTGATACCATCGTGGAGGCCAGTCTAAAAGCGTTATACTCTATCTTTTTTGTAGTACCAGGGTAAATTTTACTCCACTCCCAATCCTTTTTGGCTTTTGGGTTTACATACTTTGCGAGGTCTTTTGCTATGTCATAGCTACTTAGATTTTGAGCTATACCATTGGCTATGATGGTGTCAATATCGCTTTGAGCTTTTTTGGTATTCCTCCATAAGGCTCTGCTTAAGTTCCAATCATTCTTATACACCTGCCCTGTGATAACGCTCTTTACTATATCGTCTGGCACATTGGAAAATGCACCCTCTACAGACAACCCCATCTCAGCCAGCCACCCCTCAGTTTCACCTGCTACGGCTGAGGCTGCTTTACGCATGGCACTGGGTATACTTATGTTCAGCTCCTTTTCAATCTCGTCAAGGACAGTATTAAGCTGTCTTCTAAGCTCCATTAAGTACCCTACCCTATAAGTGGCTGAAATGTTGTCGCTGCCCTTAAGCCCTTCGGCTTTTTTGGCTGCCTGTTTAGCAGCATTTTCATACAGCTTGCGTATTTTTGAATACTGCTCAGCTGTCAGTCTACGTCGTATAGAGTCAGCTCGGTTAAGCTCCAGATACGGCATTGTTTACCCCCCTTTGTACCTTATGTGTCTGGTGTGGTGGGCTCTTTTGGCTGACCGTCTGTCTGTGTATCAGAGTCAATATCACTCTCATCCTCTTCTACCATATCTGTAGGGGGCATCATCATAGAATCTTCAAGGAGTGACTTCTCTTTTGCAATCTGTTCAAGCTCTGCATCTGCTTGATCGTCTGTCAGCTTACGCCAGTATTTCATGTAATACTTACGGCTCATGGTCTGAGCCTGCACCTCAGCCAGATTGAGGGTCTTTTCCTCAGCCTCATCTTCCGGTAAGGCATAATTATTAATAACGGTAACCTCATATTCTGTGTCCGGTATATTGCTATTGCTGTAATACTGCACCACTTCTGGATACAGCTTTGCCCCCTCAATGATGGTGCGGACTACAAATTCAATAGCAGGTATCCATGTCAACGCCTTTTCGTCACACCGTACTATCAGGCCCCAGTACAACGCCTTAAGGGTTTTTCCTGACGTGATAACACCCTGTAACTGCTCGCTGTTTATATTGGGAATTTCCAGCTGGGCATGCATTATGTTGTCTATACGGTCTAAGGTAGTCTTAAGTGGTGCGGAATAGCTCATGCTAGGCTCCAGCGTACCTATGGTAGCTGTCTTATCACTTGCTCCATTCTGGTCTGACTGAATATCCCATAAGGCTCCGGGAGCTGAAGAAAGGTTCGCAGTGGATTCTGGTGAACCGTCAATAATGTACCGTATGCAGTTCATACCTTTACGCTCACTGTCTATGTCTGCATTAGCAAGTTTACTGTATGTCTGCTCATACTCCATAACGGCTGCAATCTCTGACTCCCCATGTATATCATTAGATAGACCATCATTAAATATAATCACGGCTGGAATATAATTGAACAAGGTCTTTATGTCCTGCGACAATACCTCAAGCTCCAGGCCTGCACCGTCATACATCGTTTCTGACACATGGCACACATTATCTTCCATCCAGTACACCTTTTTGCGGATACGCTGCTCTGCTTTGTTTGTAGATTCTACC